GGGACCCCGGGTTCCAAAGGCTAGTACATGGCCCCACTCAGGACTCCTCTGCCTTTATTATACCTCGAAAGAGTGAGGCAGCGGACTATCCCAGCGACCGTAAACTTACCCCCCTGCAAGGGGGAGCAAGCACGGAAGTGAGGTACTACCAGGTGAAGATTCCTGCTCTGCTCAGATTTGATTCTCTATGGGTGAAGTGAAGTGCCGATCCCCCTTCCAGAGGGCTAGTTCCCCGACCTGGTAGGCCAGAGATGATTACTGAGTAACCAACCGACTACGCAAATAATATTAAAATTCAAACATGAACTTCAAATTATTAATGCAATCGGCACTATGGTGGAAAGCCGTGAAGCTCTTCGCTGTCGCAATTGGTTACTTACTGATTGCTCTTTTGACGTTCCCCATCTGGTGGTCCGCCTTCAGATTGGAAGCCGAAATTGAGGTACTGGATGCACTTTCAAAGTGGCGACAGTGGTCAGTAAGACGCGAATTGGAGCGTCTGGGGTGGTTTATTAAAATCACCTCATTCAAACCAAAACGCGTTGACTTCCGTTGGCTATTGCCGACGGAGTGGCAGCGAGTGATTCTACGGCTAGTCCGGCTGCTCGGCTTACCGGCCGGGCCGACGATGATCTTGGGTGAGCGACTTCTTTCGATTTGGACAAAGTCAGGAACTCCTTTCTTTATCCTTTATCTGAAGGAATGCCGCTTAGCCTTGATTTCGTGGGCGAATCACACAACGTACGAGGCGAACGCCTCGTGTCGGGTGCGCTTAGCCCCGTGCGGTCTGCCTGCAATTGTTCCTACTGGTTTGCGCCCGAATAATATCGGTACCGCATTCGGTAAGTTACAATTCAGGGGTCTACACACGGTATTCAGCTTGTATCGCGTAATAGATTGGAAAGGGGCGTTACCGGATTTCTCCAGCATCACGAATCCTTTCGTTGGAATCTCCGAGACGCTGCCTTTGCCTGAGCTTCAGACGGTACTAAACCTCTTTTGGATTCCCAAATGGTCGGATTTCTCCGGCTATGTGAGTCCTTGGGAGAGCACCTCGTCTGGCCCCAATCACCCTTGGTCTACCTGGAGTAGTGCTAAAGATAGTCTCGCCTGGGCCGTGTCCCCCATCATGTTGATGTGGTATACGGTTTGGTGCGTACTATCGCGCCAAGTATTGTTAGCCTTGTGGCTAATTGTACTGGCGCACCTAACGCTACCGGTAGCGATCTTAATGCTGGCACGTGGGACCATCTATCACTTGGGACGGCTTGCCGTCTTAGCGAAGGATGGTGGAGGTAAGCGTAGAATTGTTGGAGTCTGTGACTTTTGGTCGCAGTGGGCATTGAAGCCCCTCCATCTCTTCTTGTTTGCTCTCCTAAAGCGGATTCCCCAGGATGGTACTTTTGATCAGATGGCTCCTTTACAGAGCCTTCTTCATTATGCCCAAATGGGGATGCCAATCTTTAGTTATGACCTCTCTAGTGCAACTGACAGATTGCCAGTTAAACTTCAGCAACAGATTCTTTCAATGCTGATCGGGCCAGTTCTGGCTCGAGCTTGGCGTGGCCTTTTGACTGCGCGGAGCTATTTCCATCCTCGGGTTGGAAATATCAAGTACTCCGTTGGGCAACCAATGGGGGCACTTTCGTCTTGGGCGATACTCGCTGTTAC